GGGTGAGGTGCTTGGTCTCGGTGACGTAGACCTCGGCGTATTCCTCGCCGCGCACTTCGCCCAGATCGGCGGGTTTGCGCGCGAAGGGCAGGCGCTGTTCCAGTTTCTCGGTTTGGATCACGGCGTTGCCGATGACCAGGGTGCGGGGCGTGCGTTTGATGGTGGTGCTCATGGTGTTGTCCTTGGGGTTGGCGTCGTCAATCACGACAACCACATGAACGCGCTGTTCCGGCCACAAGCCAAGCGCTGTTCGCAGCCTCGCCGGGGCCGCTGCCATCGCAGTCGGCCCCGCGCGACATCAGGCGGACTGGTCGGCGGCCTCTGCTGCGATTCGATAGACGCGCTCGCTATCGCCCGACTTCTCGGAAATGATGGTCAGGCCCAGCCGCTTCTTGAACGTGCCAGCAAACGCGCCGCGCACCGTGTGTGCCTGCCAGCCGGTGGCTTCGCAAATCTGCTTCACCGTCGCGCCTTCCGGCCGGGCCAGCATCGCGACGACCTGGGCCTGCTTGCTGTTCTCGCGCGTGCGGGCCACCTTGCGTGGCTGCTCGGATTGCGGTGCGTCGAGCCCCAGGGCGTTGTAGCCCGCGGCCGTGACCAGCCAGTCGTCGCCGCTGGCGGCAATCAGGGTGCGCTTCGCGAGCCCTTCGAGCACCTTCTTGCGTGCGCCGCCTTTGATGTTGTCGGGGAACCATTCGATCTTGCCGCCGGTGTGCGAAATGGCGTAGGCGAGGATCGCGTGCTGTGCCGGGGTCAGTTGTTGCGTGGTCATGTGTTGCTCCTTCGAGGTGGTTTGAACGTGGTGTGATGAACGCGCTGTTCGGCGGAGAAGCCAAGCGCTTTGTGCTGGAGGTTGCCGGGCGGGCGATGCCGCCCGGCGCGTCATGTCAGGCGTGGTCGTCTTCCTCGCCCTCGTCTTCGCCGCTCTCGATTTCTTCGATGGTGTCCTGCAGGGTGCATCCCGATCTGCCGAGGTAGCCGTGGTCGTGGGAGATCGCGCAGGTGAGGTGCGCAATCCAGTAGTCCTCGGCGCGAGCCAGGGCGCTACCGAATCCGCCGGCTTGCAGCACGCCGCGCACGTTCTCGATCAGGTCGAGCATCTGCTCCTTGATCTCGATTAGCTCTTCGACCACGTCGCTTGGGGTCAGGGTTTTGCTCATCGTGTGCTCCGGTTGATGTGTTGTGTTGGTGAGCACATGAACGCGCTGTGCCGCACAGAAGCCAAGCGCTATCCGCAAGAATTCAAATCAGATGGGAATTTCGATTCGCGCCTATGCACGGCACCGGGGCGTGTCCGACGCCGCCGTGCGCAAGGCCATTGCCGCCGGCCGCATCACGCCCGAGGCGGACGGCACCATTGATTCGGGCCGCGCCGACGCCGAGTGGGCGCGCAACACCGAAGCGCCGCGCCACGGAATCCGTTCCAGGCCCGTCAGGGTGGCCGTGCCGCAGGAGGGCGGTTACGCCCCAGACGGGGCAGCATCGGCGCCGACAGGCGGCACGTCGCTGCTGCAGGCCCGCACCGTCAACGAGGTGGTCAAGGCGCAGACCAACAAGGTGCGCCTGGCCCGCCTCAAGGGCGAACTGGTGGACCGCTCGCAGGCCATCGCGCATGTCTTCACGTTGGCGCGCGCCGAGCGCGACGCGTGGCTGAACTGGCCGGCGCGCGTCTCCGCGCAGATGGCGGCCACCCTGGGCGTCGACCCACACCCGATGCACGTCGCGCTGGAAGCGGCTGTGCGTAACCACCTGCAGGAGCTGGGCGAGCTGCGCCCGCGCGTGGATTGATGCTGGTAGCGGATTACGAAGGCGCTGCCGAAATCGAGCGCGCCTGGCGTGAGGGGTTGACGCCGGATCCGCTGCTCACCGTCTCCGAATGGTCGGACCGCCACCGCATGCTGTCGAGCAAAGCCTCGGCGGAACCCGGGCGCTGGCGCACCAGCCGCACACCGTACCTGCGCGCGATCATGGATTGCCTGTCGCCGACTTCGCCCATCGAGCGGGTGGTCTTCATGAAGGGGGCACAGGTTGGCGGCACCGAGTGCGGCAGTTGCTGGATCGGTTACGTCATCCACCACGCGCCGGGTCCCATGATGGCCGTCTGGCCAACGGTGGAGATGGCCAAGCGCAACTCGAAGCAGCGGATCGACCCGCTGATCGAGGAGTCCCCCGTGCTGGCCGAGCGCATCGCGCCGGCCCGCTCGCGCGACTCGGGCAACACCATCCTGGCCAAGGAGTTCCGGGGCGGCGTGCTGGTCATGACCGGTGCCAACAGCGCCGTGGGCCTGCGTTCGATGCCGGTGCGGTACCTGTTTCTCGATGAGGTGGATGGCTACCCGCTGGACGTCGAGGGTGAAGGCGATGCGATCTCGCTGGCCGAAGCCCGGACCAGGACGTTCGCGCGCCGCAAGATTTTCATCGTGTCGACGCCGACGATTGCCGGCGCCAGCACCATCGAACGCGAATATGACGCTTCCGACCAGCGCCGCTACTTCGTGCCGTGCCCGCACTGCGACCATCGCCAGTGGCTGCGTTTCGAGCAGCTACGCTGGACCCAGGGCGAGCCGCAGACGGCGGCCTACATCTGCGAAGCCTGCGACGCGCCCATCCATGAGCACCACAAGGCATGGATGCTGGAGCAGGGCGAGTGGCGGGCGATGGTGGAAACGAGCGGCCGCACGGCGGGCTTCCACCTGTCCTCGCTCTACAGCCCGGTGGGCTGGCGCAGCTGGCGCGACATCGCCGCGGCCTGGGAGAGCGCGGTGAGCAAGGAATCCGGCTCGGCAGCAGCGATCAAGACGTTCCGCAACACCGAGTTGGGCGAGACCTGGGTCGAGGAGGGCGAAGCCCCGGACTGGCAACGGCTGCTGGAGCGGCGCGAGGACTATGCCATCGGCACCGTGCCGGCGGGCGGCCTGCTGCTCTCCGCTGGCGCCGACGTGCAGAAGGACCGGATCGAGGTGTCGGTCTGGGCGTTCGGGCGCGGCAAGGTGTCCTGGTTGGTTGAGCACCGCGTGTTGATGGGCGACACGGCCCGCGACACGGTGTGGAAGCGCCTTGCTGAAATGATTGATGAGCAGTGGACGCATGCCAGCGGCGCATCAATGCCGCTGGCGCGCCTCGCGCTCGACACCGGCTTTGCCACGCAAGAGGCCTACACCTTCGTGCGCGCCTGCCGTGACGCCCGGGTGATGGCGGTCAAGGGTTCGGCGCGCGGCGCCGCGCTGATCGGCACGCCCACACCGGTCGATGTGATGCGCAATGGCAAGAAATTGCGCCGGGGCATCAAGCTGTTCACGGTGGCGGTCGGCATCGCCAAGCTGGAGTTCTACAACAACCTGCGCAAGGCCGCAGACGTAGCAGAAGATGGCGTGACGGTCTCGTTTCCATCCGGCTTCGTACACCTGCCGAAGGTGGATGGGGAGTTCCTGCAGCAGCTGTGCGCCGAGCAACTGATCACCCGACGGGATCGCAACGGCTTCCCCATCCGCGAGTGGCAAAAGATGCGCGAGCGCAACGAAGCACTGGACTGCTACGTGTACGCGCGGGCTGCCGCCAGCTCGGCGGGCCTCGACCGCTTCGAGGAGCGCCACTGGCGCGAGCTGGAGCGACAACTGGGCCTGGCGCCGCCGCCCGATGTTCCACCTCCAACCGAACCACCGGTCCCCACGGATGCCACCGCTCGCGGTGGCATCGCCGTTTCTGGGGTCCGCCAATCCAGCCGGCGCGTGATCAAGAGCCGCTGGCTGTCCTGAGCACCTCGGTGCTCGTCATTCTGTTACCCGGAGTTCATCCCCCATGAGTTTGCAGACTCGCATCGAATCCCTCGTCCAGCGCCTGGCGTCGGAGTTCAAGGCCATTCACGACCAGGTGGGCACGCTCGCTCGCCTGTCGACCACGGACAAGACCAGCCTCGTCTCGGCGATCAACGAGCTGCGCGCGCAGTTCGACAAGATCGCCAGCGCCGCGCTGATCGATGACAGCAACGCGGCCGGCACCACGACCACGTTCTCCGCCTCGCGTATCACCAGCCTGCTGGACGCACTGAAGGCCGACCTGCTCGGCGGTGCGGACGCGGCCTTCGACACCCTGAAGGAGTTGCAGGACGCGATCCTCAAGGACCAGACCGGCATCGCCGCGCTGCTGGCCGCCGTGGATCGCCGCGTGCGCTTCGACGCCGCGCAGGCGCTGACCGCCGACGAGCAGGCCCAGGCCCGCCAGAACATCGGCGCGGTGGCGGCTGCCGCCATCGGTGACCCCGAGATGGACTTCGTGCCGGTCTTCGAGGCGGCGCTGTCGGGCGCCTGACCCGCCGCCGATGTCGCTGACCGGAAACATCGCCGAGCTCGCCGCCACCATCGCCCAGGAGGTGCGCGCGCGCATCACGGCGGAGCACCCGGCCCTGGCCCGCGCCTGGGTGTGCTTCGGCACCGTCGGCGACCAGGCGGTGATCCGGTCGGCGTTCAACGTCGACAGCGTGATCCGCGTCGGCACGGGCAAGTACCGCGTGGTCTTCACCGAGCCTATGCCCGACGACGCCTACTGCTGGACGGCCTTCGCCCGCAACGCCGGGCGCCAGTCCGCCATGAAGGCCGCCGGCGCCCGCACGTGCGCCGAGGCCAAGACCGCGGCGTTCGTGGAGGTCATCTGCACGACCGCCGCCGGGACGCTGACCGATACCTCCGAACTCAACCTGATCGTATTCCGCTGATGGCATATACCGAAGCGCAGCTTCAAGCGCTGGAGGCCGCGCTCGCAAAGGGCGAGCGTCGCGTCACCTTCCAAGACAAGACCGTCGAGTACCGCTCGGTCGACGAGCTCAAGATGGCGATCCGCGAGGTGCGGCGTGGCCTGTTCGTGCAGGCCGCCGAAACCGGCCTGTGGCCGGGTGCCCCGCGCCAGATCCGCGTGACGACCGGCAAAGGGTTCTGATGGCCCGAGCTGTATCTCGAACCCCTGGCCGAACCTCTGGCGGCTGGTTCGCCCGGATCCGCAGCGTGTTAGGCCAAGCACCGGTCCACGAGGCTTCCGGCCGAGGCCGGCGCTCGCTCGCCTGGATGCCAAGCAACCCAGGAGCGGTGGCGGCGCTGCTCGCCAGCGGCGCGGACCTGCGCATCAAGAGCCGCGATCTGGTCCGGCGCAATGCCTGGGCGCAGGCCGGCATCGAGGCGTTTGTCGCCAATGCGGTCGGCACCGGCATCAAGCCGCAGAGCCTGTCCACCGATGACGCCTTCAAGGCCGAGGTGCAGGCGCTGTGGCGCGACTGGACGGCCGAGGCGGATGCAGCCGGCCAGACGGACTTCTACGGCCTGCAGGCGCTCGCCTGCCGAGCCATGCTCGAAGGCGGCGAGTGCCTGATCCGCCTGCGTCCGCGCCGCGAAGAGGACGGTCTCGCCGTGCCGCTGCAACTGCAGTTGCTGGAGGCCGAGCACCTGCCGATGCACCTGAACACCGACCTGCCTTCGGGCAACGTGGTGCGGGCGGGCATCGAGTTCGATGGACTGGGGCGCCGGGTGGCCTACCACCTGTACCGGTCGCATCCGGACGATGGCAGGCTTGCGCCGNGCTGGCCAGCTGGCCGCCGCCCGCAGCGCGGACACACTAGATGCATTTTTTGAAGTCTTTCTCCCACAAAATGGATATATATTCTCTATTAAAAATATAGACTATTTCTCAAGACATTTTAGCCGATTGTGGCCTATTTTACCACATGTACTGCAGGTTGGTGGCTTACGCAGCCTGGTAACTGGCTGGTGTGCTTCCTCTACTATAGTCTCCTGTTCTTGCGCTTTTTGTAGTCCTTTAGCACCTGTCAGGCTCCCTCCAGTCTGTATAAAGGCCCTAGGAGCTGCTCTTCTCTGCCTTTGATGCCTGTTTTCCATGCGAAGCTGGTGGACTTCATGCTGTAGTAGGATGGCATTTTGCATGGTCATCTCCGCCCCTCTAATGACCTTTCCCATTGCCTCCTGCATAGTTGATGGGGATACCTGATGATTTTGGAGGTGATTAATTCGCTTCTTTTGGGCCTCAAGCTGGTTTATATCCGCTGGAGTCTTGCCTGTACCAAAGGATTGATTGCTATGTGATGATGAAGGCGGCGTCGGTGTTTTATGTGGTATACGAAGCTTTGAAAGGACTCGCTCAGGTGAGAATGGGACCAGGCCAGTTGCTGCAAAGCTGCTTTGAATATTTGATGATGATAGAGCCTGGTAATGGACAGTAGGGTATATATAGAGGAATTCTGTTTTATCAACAGCATTGATTTCCTTCTGCATCTTGTTCATGATTCTCTCGCCTTATAAGCGCTTCAACGGCGAAAAACAGCCAACATCCAATGGTTGAAGAAGATGAGATGAATGTGGAGGCATATATAAAGGGATAATATTCCTTTCTGTACAGAATCTGTCGAATTCTGCAGTGGCATGGCTGCTATGGCCATCCAAAATCAACATGCGATATCTCCCTAATGTACGGGAGGCTGTATGTGGCTCAAAGACGGTTTGAAGCCACTCCAAGCCTAATCCATCATTTGTCCAGCCATTCCTGCTGACACTGATTGTATAATCCTTTGGAACAGCATGGTACCACTGAGATTGATGGTTTTCTGCAGTCAGGATAATCTGGGGAGGCAAGGCCCATCCAGCTGCATTCACTGCAATAATGGCGGTTACCCATTCACGATTCCCAGGCTGTATGGCTTTGGCATTGCTTGTCCGAGTCTCTGAGCCACATATAACTTTGGCTGTGGATATCATGCCCATCTGAATTCCGGTTTCATCCATATTGTAGATATCTTGTTCAAGAATCCCATATTTTTCAATAGCATCATGGAAGCGCTTGTACCACCCAATAATAAGCTCTGGATCTTCGCACTTGGCACGCTGGTAATCTTGTTTTCGACTGTATTTAGAGGAGAGTTCATCATGGCGTTGAATATACCGAGTCACCCAACATTCGCCCACATAGGCTGTCTCAGAGGATAGCCGTGCAGACAGTAATAACTGTGCCAAATAACGTACAGTAGAGATTTGTAGGGGTAGGCCACGCTGGCCCATATCAATAATCCATGATGAGAGTGTCTTTTCTTCAGTAGGTGTCAATTTTCGGTGACTGGCAGCTGATTCCTTGCGGCATGTAGTTCCTTTGACCCGGGTTTTAAAGGTAGAGAGAGGCACATCATATGCCCTTGCTGCGGCATTTCTTGACGAAAAATGGCCTTTTCTAAAGGCTTCTAGAGCTAGTTTCATGCGATATTCTTTTGAATTATCAGCCATGGTTGTGGTTGTGGATAAATTGCAAATATGAATAGTAGGTGGTCGCGGATATGGCCAGCTGGCCAGCTCGGTGATCCGGCCAGCTCGGTGATAGATTACGTTATTTACAAATCTGAATCAGCGAGTTATGCATCACATGACAGCCTGAATGTAGTTAATTTAGCGAGAATTGTGCAAATGCGGATACCATGCGGATATCCACATCCTATCCGCGCGGATTTGGATGTGGATATCAAAGTGGTATCCGCGGATGAGGATATGTCGCAGTCTATGTGTCGGTCGATCATCATCATCATGCCCGAGTCCTGCTTCAGAGGTGGATCTAGCTCATTTTCCATATACTTGAGATAGAAGCCCAGTTCTTTCTGGCAGCATTGTCTGTAGTGATACCATACACGTGATTCTGGGTTGCTATGGTAGACCGACCCCTGACGTTGCCCAGCTGCCTCTTCTCAAATATGCCCGAGTTCCTATTCATATCCGCGCAGACAGCCGCTAGAAAGATCCCTATCAAAATAGACCGTCATTGAAACGGTCTGTTATGGCCTTTGCTATTGCCCTGGGAGACTTTTTGAGAGTCTTGGATTTACAGCTGGTGGAATCACTGCAAAGTTTGTTGCTCGTTTCTAGCTACTCGGTCTACAGTGCAAGTGGCTGACTATAAAAGTTACCAGAGCGGAATACTACGGTAGAGCAAAGCTTTTATCGTCTGGTAACCGCGAATGGGTCACTGCTATTGAGTGTATTCGCGCGTCTGGCGAAGCTCTCCCGCCATGCATTATCTTTAAAGCCAAAGGCTATACCGAAGGCTGGCTAGATAATAATCTCCCCCTTGGTTCACGTATCGAAGTTAGCCAAAATGGCTGGACTACTGATGAAATAGGGCTTCGATGGCTTCGAACCCTATTTATCCCTTCAATACAACGATCGCAAGGTGCATGGCGTCTTTTAATTCTTGACGGACATAATAGCCATCTGACCCCCGAATTCGATCAGATTTGCGAGCAAAACAAGATCATCCCTCTTTGTATGCCTGCTCATTCATCGCATCTTTTACAACCTCTTGATATTGGTTGTTTTAGTGTGTTAAAGCGCGCATATAGTAAAGAGATTGAGACTGAGATCCGTGCCGGGGTAAATTCGATATCTAAGCTTGATTTCCTCGAAGCTTACCCAATTGCACGTGCTCAAAGCTATAAAGCAGAGACTATTAAGAAATAGCTTTGCAGCAGCAGGTTTAGTGCCATTTAACGCTGAAGCAGTACTTCAAAACCTTAATATCCAGCTTAAAACGCCAACACCGCCAGGGAGTAGGGGTAGTGAATTCTCACTAAAAACCCCCCAAAACCCAGCCCAATTAGATAAGCAAGCGTTTTCGATAAAAGCGCTTCTTCGGCGGCGCCGACAGAGCCCCGCTAGCCCTACAAATCGCGCGTTAGACCAGATTATCAAGGGGTGCGAAGTTGCGATGCATAACAACGCATTTTTGGCTGAGCAATGCAAGCTATTACGCGCTGCTAACGCAAGACAAACGTCTAAACGCAGCAAATCTACAAAGCGTATAGCCTTCGAAAACGGGATTACGATTGGGGAGACGCCAGCGCCAATATTAACACCAAACCAAGCGTTTGAATGCCAGACAACGCAGGGAGATGAAGCTATTCAGACAGCTATGCAGCCAATTGGGCGCGCGCCACCGCGATGCACTGACTGCTTTGAGATCGGCCATCGACAAACGCAGTGTAAAAAACGCAATAGCTAGCTTTATTTGAATTTAATTTGGTGTTTTGGTGTAAATAAATTGGATTGAATTTAATGTGTTGGGGTGGATGACCCGCTCGGTGGTGAGTTACGTTACATGTCGGCGCTTACTCAGTCACGGACTGCCACGCCCCTCGATTCTCGTGTGCAAAAAGATCCAGGCTTCGGGGGGCCCGGCCGGTCACGGTCTCCACGGTATCGTTCAAGCGAGTTTCAAACCCAGTCGCCGCCGCGGTCTCCAAGTTTGTCAGGAATCGAGCAAAGTAGTCCGAGACCCCCACGCGGACCAGGCCGTCGTACCGCTGGTCCCCGGACAGCTTGGCGTGCTCGATGCGGCGACCCAGCGCGGCGGACAATTTCTGGGCCACCTCGTCGTAGGTCAGCAGCTCTGGGCCCAGCACGCGGTGGTCGCAGTTGTGCGATTGGGGATCGGTGATGGCCCGGAATACGACCGCCGCGATGTCAATCGCACTCACAAAGGGGATTTTGCCCTCGCCGCATGCCGTGTAGATTTTACCCTGATCGCGGATGACCGCGCTCGGAGCCTCGTCGGAAAGATTTTCTGCGGGTGAAGAAGTCATTCCCAAGGTTAGCTAGAGCACAGAATATAAAAGGGGATTCTCTGTCAGGAGGTATACACACCCATGAACCAGCTGGGCCGAAGCACGCAGTAGTCGACTCCGGTGTCCAGGAAATGCTGCCACACCATCCCCATGCCCGGCTGCGACGGCTCCGCGGAGCTGCCCGCCACCAGCACAAACCGGCTCACCCCATGTTCCTTGCGCGCATAGTCTATGAACTCGTTCATGGGCTTCCAGGGCTCGGCGACCAGGGGTTCCATGAGATAGATGGCCGAGATGGTGCCGCCCCCGGCAAAGCGGTGCTGGAAAGGTTCCTTCCAGGTGGACTGGTCCAGCCAGTCGAATTGGACGGCCGGCATGCCGGACGGGGCGGCGGAGAGACCGCGACGAGAGGCTAGCAGGAAGGGAATGTTTTCATTCTGAAGGAAGCGGGCAAGACGGACGGAGGTCTTGCCCGTGCCGCCAGTAAGAAGGACAGGCATAATGACTGCGCCGTGATGGATGTGGAGGATGAGGATGAGGAGTAGGAAAGATGAAGGAAGGAGTAGGCGATGCAGAATTCTGTTTAAATATAGTATGAACACAAACGCGATGCTCTCCAACGGCCATAGGACTTAAGAACAGTCT